TTTCCAGTTTTTTGTCGTGGTATAGGTCGTTCCAGAAATATCGTCTAAGCTCAGGTCTGTAGCGTCCATCAGAAACAACTTGGTGCTAGACCCCGCAAAAACCTTCACAGCGCCCGCGGTTGTTTTCCCAGCAATTGCACTATTCAAATCCTCAGAAGCGGCTCCAGAGTAGTCCTGTTCAGCAGGAACGCCACCATACCCTACTCGCTTAGGAAATACATTTTTGGCATTTGTCAGTGCGCCCATAACCCCAGGCTGGTCTGGTAGCCAATCCGTAAAATTTACCCTATTTGTTGCCATGTATTTTGCCCTGGTTGTTGCTGCGTCCAGACATTTGGCGTTTCAGGAACATCTGTCCAAGATGATGCCTCGTCAGGAACTAAGTTCCATTCTTCACCATAAATATACCCATTTGCGACCAATGCGACACCGCCCGCAATACCTGCCTGAACATTCCTAATTGCGTTAGCCGTAACAATAACCTCACCGCTACCCAGCACAAACGCAACTACATTTAGCTCTAAGCCAGCAGTCGCCTCAAAGCTACCGATTCCAAGAATGGCCCCGCTAGAGGTTCTTGTTCTAAAAGCATCGCCTGTGACGTTTCCTGCGCCAGTAATGATGCCGATAACTGTTCTTGTTCTATCCGCATCCGCAACGACTTGCCCCGCCCCCGTAATCTGGGCCTGACTTTCTCTGGTTGCATTTGCGGACGCTTGAGCCTGTCCTTGCCCATTTATAACTGCTCCACTACTAAGAATACAGGTATTCGCAGACTCCCAAATTGGATCGTCTAGGCTAAACGCAAGACTATCTAGCGTTCCAAAATTGTCTAGCCCTTCGAGGCTCCACGGCCCGCAAACATCGCTCATTAGTCAAGGGAAGCCGTTAGGTTTCCAGTCGGGACTTTAAGAATGTCACCAGTCTCTATTAGCTTAGAAGTGGTCAGCGGAGTGTGCATCAGCAGATTCCCGCTTGTCAGCGCGTCCAGTAACCCAATATGCGTAATGGTTCCCCAGTTGCCCGTAGCCTGCGGGAAAGTCACATCAACAGATGACGTAACCACCCCAGCCGTTGCCGTAGTAACACTTAGAATCTGCCGCGCATAAGAGCCGCCAGACACCTCTGTGCCTGAGTTATCGTCTGCGGGATCTGAGGTATAAAGACCGACATAAACCGTGGTCGGGGAAGTGTAGGACACATTGCGGAGAACGTGGTCAAGCAGTTTGTTCTCCAGATAGTTGGATAGTTCAGCCATTTTTACCTCACCGTCATAGAAATAGGAACACCGGCATACTCTGCCGCATTATCAGATTGACTTAAGTTTTCCACAGCATTTGCGTATAACGTAGACCAAACTTGTGTACGCGCATCATTCATAAGATACGGCTCCGCTTCCAGCAAGGATGCATACAGTAACGCATCTGGGCAGACCGCCATAAACACATTGGAAGTGTTGCTATCAGAAAGAGACGGTGGGCGAGCGTAGTACAACATCACAACCGTATACGCAGAATCCGGCACAGGAGACAGAATAAACTCTGAACCTGCTTGGGTATAGAACCTGGGAGTCCGCACCTCGTGCGACATTGTGTCACGCGTCAGGGCAGATGGAGAAAGAAAAGATAGCGGGGTTTTGGGAGTCGTATCTAGGTAAATGTCCCGAATCCCGATAAAGTCACCTGGAAGCCCTAGAGTCTTGTCGCCAGCTACTGTCGCGGTGGTAACTGTTTTGAGCATTTGCCGAATCCGCAACTGACGCGAAAGACGCAGTTCGGCCAGGGAGATAAATGACGGAATCTGGCTATTTAGGTCTGTTCTTCCTAGATAGCCTGCGATTGTTGTTTTTAAATCAGAATAATTTGTTAAGCTCATTTAAATCTCCAGCTATAACCGCCAGCAGTTTTTCGGACTCCTCGGCAAACACTGGAAATATTTGATCTTGTAATTCCAGTTTCTATTTCTGCAATGTAAGCATTTTTATACTCAACATTTGTTTCAACGCAAACAACAACTTTGCTTTTTATTTTAGATAACAAATCTTTAGTTTTTTGAGACCTTACTTTTCCAGAATTGGCTTTAGATACCTTTTGTTTCCATTCTTCTGATTTTGGTTTTCCTTTACGCAGAAAAGAATATCTTTCAGAAAGCCATTTTGGTATTTTTCGCCCTAAATGCGCTTTGGAAAGTTTTTTTCTTGTTTCTTCTGTAGCCACATACCCAGCGACACCTTCACCGCCATTGGTTAAATTGCACAACCTTACACCAATTCTTTTGAGTTGATCTATTCGCTCTATTTCAGCAAAAAAAGCCAACTCCTCATCAACATCTTTAATTACAAACCTAACATCAAAACCATGTTTATTGACAATATTGTGCCAATGCTTATTTCTATTAGCTTTAACTAAAGCCCTATTGCCAAATCCTTTTCCAACATAAAAGACTTTGCTATCTGTTTTACGAAAATGTTCGTAAACATAAAAGTTTTGCTTCATTTCTTATTTTTTTTATGTTGCAATTTTTTTATCTTTTGAGGCTCAATTACATCACCCCATGTATAAGTGTATTGCCCGATATGCCCAATTTCTTGGCTCAGTCCATGATCTACCCATGTCTCAAACCCAGCATCATGCGCCGCAACACAGAAATGCACATCTTCGCCCAGCGTCTTACCACCAGGCAACTCATAGAAATAAAACCACGGTTTCGGTGTTTGCTCGAAAACCTTACGTTTTACCAACATCACCCCACAGCCAATTGCGGTAACCTGCTCTATTCCTGACTTTCCCTTGCTGTCTACAGGAAGCCAGTGGTTCTCTTTCTTCTCGTAGTCAATCGTCAGGTTTTTGGCAGTAGGCTTAACTGGGACTGATCTTGTGGTGGCGTTTACCCCCACGATGTCCTTGTCATGCTTAAGCAGTCTTTCTAGCGTGTTTTTGGGGAACCGCATATCTGCATCCACCCACAACACATAGTCACAGTTATCGTCTAGCGCCGCCTGAGCCAGTTTGTTTCTCTGGTCAAAGATCAGGGTTCCGTTTACTGTGTAAATCGCTTGGTCGCCCTCTCTAAACCGAGAGTCATACCCGCACATGGTTGCCAGATCAAACGCCGTGCCAATCATCATATCCCCGCGTGAAGGGATACAAATACCTACGCGCATCTAAATCCTCCCAGGTCTTGTCCGAAAATATCTGTTCTCTGGGTCATTCAACCACGCCTTAAACTTCTTCTGGTCGATGATATAAAAGCCCCGCAGTAAACCTTTTCGATTCAAATCCTGGATGACTGAAAGTGGTATGGAGCCAATGTGCGCCCAATCTCCCCAACGAGCATTCTCGTCGGTCTGAGCATAGCTCGCCTTGTTTCTCTCAATAATGTCTGAAATGTCTTGGGCGGTCTCTATTACTAAACCACCTTCACCATCAGCATATGCGGTTTGCACCACTCCGGTGGCCGCATCAGCGGAAAGAAGTTTCTTCATAAAACTCCAAAAATAGGGGGCAGTTGCCCACCCCCTATTCTACACGGTTACAACGCAAAGTCTAGGTCGAACACACCGCCGTGGGCAGCTTCGTTCCGCATTTCCAGCGTTACCTCAACAATCAGTTGAGTACGCTCCGAGTCGCCAACCTTGGCAAGCTCGTTGGTCTGGAAAGGACGGAGATACGACATGGCTGCATACTCAGGATCAAGTACGAGCGCATCACGAGTCCGCATAAAGCGATCCGGCACGATCTGGAGAACGCCAAAGTCCGACTGGTACAGGTCAGCACCAGCAAGGATCGTTACATCACCAGAACCGGTGGTGTTGATACGATGCTGGGAAATACCCGTGAACCCAGAGACCTTCTGCTTACCAGCAGGAGGAACCACTAGCAGGCTGGGAGTGCCACCAGAGGTAAATACCTTCTGGACAACATCTTTCAGCATAGCCTCGGTAAAGGTGCGAACTGTTCCGTCTGTACGGGTTCCAGTACCATCCGCGGCAGAAGGATCAGCACCAGCAGTCGTGGCGGTCTGACGGTTGGTGTTGGTCTTGATCCAAGACAGCAGAGAAGCCAGGCGACGGGCCGTAGAAGCGTTACCAACGGCTTTAGCTTGGTTGGCGGTAATAACTGCCTCCATGTCGCGCTTGATCTCGGCAGAAGCCTTGGCAAGCTGATAAGCCTTCTCAGACTTACGGCCAGCCTTGTCTACAGCCTCAAGGGTTCCAGAGATACGAACAGTTTTCTGGAAGATTTGGGTCTGGTTGCCAAGACGAACAGTCGGCCCCATTGTGGCAGAGGTAGCGTCCTCACCTTCCACCGCGGCATTAGCAGTCGTAGCCGCAGCCAGCGAGTCGGTTTGCCACTCATGGTTGGTATTGGTTGCTTTGCCTTTTCC